GCCTGGAGCGCGATTCCATACGGGTATTCGGTGGTCGAGGTGGTCTACAAGAAAGGCGACAGGATTGGGCTCGCAAACGTCCAGGAGAAGCCATTGGAGTGGTTCTGCCCGCGGCGAGACGGGACGCTGCTCTATACGCCGATGTTCGGGGCCGGGATCGGTTCGCCAGTTAAGGTAGACACCGAATTCAAGATGCTACTGACTCGGAGGAACCCAACCTATCGGAACCCCTATGGCGAGGCGCTTCTGAGCCGGGTCTATTGGCCGTGGTTCTTCCGGCAGAATGGCTGGCGTTTTTGGATGCAGTACCTCGAACGCTTTTCCGATCCGCTCTTGCTCGGCAAGGTGCATGACCCGGCAGACTGGCTGGAGAAAATGCAGCAGCTCGGGTATACGAACCTGGCTGCGGCTGGCATGGATGAATCTCTTGAAGCGGTCACGCAAGCGGCCTCAAACGAGTTCGAGAAAGTAGAGATGGCGCTCGGGCGGCGCATCCAGAAGCTCATCCTGGGGCAGACGCTTACCAGCGAGATCGGCGACAAGGGGAGCTACGCCGCCGCGCAGGTGCACAACCAGGTCCGCGACGATAAGCGACGCGCAGACCTACGGCTTGTTGTGCCGACTGTTCAGCGGCTTTGTGCAGCGCTCTGGCGGCTCAATGGGTTCCAGAACCCAGCGCCTACCTTCGTCATGCAAGACGACACCGGCCTAGAATCCGCGCGCGCCGAGCGGGATGCTACGCTTGCGCCGGTGCTGTCGGCATCCGGTCTGGCCCTTTCTCCGGGATATTACCTCGATGTCTACGATTACGATACTGAGCACCTTATGACGGCGGCGCCTGGCGCGACCACCAATGGGAACGCGGCGGCTTTTGCGGCTGGTCAGGAAAAAGGAGGCCGGTCGGTTGTCCTCTCCTCAGACCCACCACACCCATTTACGCCAGAGCAGATGGCGGTAGAACGGTTGGCTGATGAGGCCCTGTCGAATGCCACCCAGCCCATAAGCGAGCAGGCTATCCGCTCGGCCATTCTCGGCGCGAGAAACCCAGATGACCTAGAGGCTCGGTTGGCCCTGGTGTTGAGGGAGGCCGATACCAGCGAGTTTCGGAGACAGCTTGAGCGCGGGTTGTTTGCCTGCGATATCATGGGCTATGCCCACGCCGGGGGACGGTAGGCGATGCCATCTGACCCGCTTTCCATCGGCTTCGATGTTCCATTCGATGAAGCGATCGCCGCCGCGCTCGCTCGCGGGGTGGTGTTGCCGAGCATCTATTACCAGCAGCTCCAGGGGCTGGCGCGTCAACTCGCCTTCAGTATTGCCGGGATCGCATCGATAGCACAGCTCCGGGCGGTGCTTGATTCACTTTCTGCGGCCATGCAGACCGGCCAGAGTTTCACCGAATGGCTGGACGAGGCGGCGGTGATGAGTCTCAATCTCCCCGGGCACCGGCTCGATAATATCTGGCGTACCAACCTCCAGGGCAACTACATGCGCGGAAAATGGGAGCAGTTCGTCGACAACAGAGACAACCGTCCCTACCTACAGTATGACGCCATCAATGATAGCCGCGTTAGACCGACCCACCTGGCGATGGATGGGGTAATCCGCCGATGGGACGACCCATTCTGGAAGACACATTCACCGCCCAACGGTTACAGGTGCCGCTGCTCGCTCTTTTCCCTGACCGAAAAACAGGCCCGCGCCCGCACAGGGGTCGATAAAGAAGGCCGGGGCACCGGGCTAAACAAGGAGCCGGTGAATCCAGATGGGAGCCAGGCGATGCCGGACAAGGGATGGGACTATCATCCCTATGAGGACCAAGTAGGCGTGCTGCGAAAAGTGCTCAACGAAATGAAGGCCGCAGCAGGTCCGGCATTGGGCGCTGCGATATCAGAATTGATATCAGAGCTGGATTCGCTTGGCGACGAATCCGTGTGATTTGTCAACCATAATGAGCAGGCAACCATTCTAGAAAACTTGTTTGCCTTATTTTCTGTAAAGTAAAGCGCTATTTTGTGCGGTATGGAAACATCCGCACGCCCGCCAATCGACGCTGTAGGCGTCTATCTCGAAGCCCAGGCTCCATCCTTTTCGCCGGCACCAAGCGAAGGTGACGCTAACAGAAAGCGCGCCTTCGCCGGGATCGCCTATTCAGGCGACGCAGTCTCGTACTGGGGAGAGAGTATGGTGATCGATCTATCGAGCATCATACTGCCTGATCCATGCCCCATCCTGATGGATCACGACCGCGACCGCCCGGTCGGCCACGGAAAATTGGGCGTCAGGGACAATGCCCTGCACGCCGAAGGGTCGCTGCTCAGTAATGAGACAGCCAGGTCTCTAGCATCGGACGCGGACGATGGGTTCCCGTGGCAGTTCAGTGTTCATGCCGAGCCTGGGTCGGTAGAGGAGGTTTCGGCTGGAGCCAGCGTCCAAGTGAACGGGAGGACGCTACAAGGGCCGGTCACCGTGCTGCGAAATAGCCGGATTCGAGAACTGTCATTCACCCCTACCGGCGTTGATTTCCGCACCGAGGCGCATGTACTTAGCGCTCCTGCTCGTCGTTTAACGTCAAATCCAACCAAGGAAAAACCCATGCCAACCATTGAGGAGCTGCAATCTCAGATTGCGCAGCTTTCCGCGCAAGTCAAAACCAGCGCGGACGAGATTAAGGCCGCCAATGACCGCGCCGATTCCGCCGAGCAGGCGCTCGCGAAACACAAGCGCGACGCCAGGCTTTCCGCTGTGAAAGGCGTTTTTGCCAGCCTTGGCCGACCCATCGAAGAGAAAGAGGCCGAGGTTTACCTGTCCATGCCTGATGCGGCCTGGGACCGGGTAGCGGCTGATCTCTCGAAATCCAGACCGGCGAACGCCCCGGACCATCTCTTTTCCGAACAGGCTACCGGCGATCCAACCGAGCCAGCCGCCAAGCCGTTGAACTTTTCCGCTATTTATAACGCTCGTCGAGGGGCGAAATAATGACCACCATGTCTGCCCGAACGGGCGAGTTTTTGCTTTCTGAAGCCCCCGGCACCCTGAGCCGGGAAGCGGTTGTTCTGGCTTCCGGGGCCGGTTCTCTGGCGGCTGGAACCGTGCTCGGCCAGCGTACCCGGGCCGGGAATGGCGCGGTTGTGACCGGCTCCATCGCCACCACTACGCTGACCGTGACCGCCGTGACCTCCGGTACCCTCACCGTGGGCCAGACCATCAGCGGGTCCGGAGTAACCGCCGGGACCAAGATTACCGCGCTCGGCACCGGTACCGGCGGGACCGGAACCTACACCGTTGACACTTCCCAGACCGCGTCCAGCACTACCATTACCGCCACCGCTGCTGCGGCCACCGCCTGGAGCGGGAACACCGGCAACGGGGCGATGGGCGCCATCACCGTCACAACCGGGGTGAGGGTTGGCACCTATAAGTTGGTCATCGTAGAGCCGGGCACCAACGTCGGCACCTTCCTGGTCTTCGACCCGGACGGGCTGATCGTGGGCAAGGGCGCGGTCGCCTCCGCGTTCAGCGCGGGCGGGCTGGCCTTCACCCTGGCGGACGGCTCCACCGACTTCGTGGCCGGCGATGGCTTCGACATCGTGATCGCCGCCGGCGATGGCCAGTACGTGGTCTATGACGACGACAACACGGACGGCTCCGACGTGGCGTCCGGCATTCTCTACGCGGCGACAGACGCCACCGATGCCGCCCAGGACGCCGTGATCATCGCCAGATTGGCTGAGGTCGCTACCGACAAGCTTGTCTGGGCCTCGACCAATGACGCTGGGGACAAAGCCGCCGGGCTGGCCGACCTGGCTGTTAAGTACATCATCGCCAGGAGCTAATTCGATGCCAATGACCGACCCTTTCACCCCTTCGGCCTTCTCGCTTACCAGCCTGACGGCGGCCATCAACAACCTGCCCTATCAGCCTATGTTGCTGGCTGGAATGTTCGAGGAGCAGGGTCTCACCACTACCCAAGCCGCAGTCGACATCCAAGACGGGGTGTTGTCGCTGGTGGAAGTCAAACCCCGTGGCGCGCCCGGGAAAGGAATCACCGGGGAGGGTCGCCGGGCTCTGCCGTTTTTGATCCCGCACCTCCCTGAACAGGCCAGCATCCTGGCCGATGAAGTGCAGGGGGTACGCGCCTTCGGCATGGAATCACAGGCAGAGGTGCTACAGACCCGCATCAATGAGCGGCTAGCGCAGATGCGCCGGAACATCGATTACACCATCGAGTCCCACCGGCTTTCCGCCATCATGGGCGATTACATAAACGCCAACGGCGATAGCACCAGTCTGTTTACCGCCTTCGGCGTCGTGCAGCAGACCAAGGCCATGGGCTGGCACACCTCCAATAGCTCGGCGGCTCGCACCAAATGCACCGAGGTTCTGGCGCAAATCGAAGACGCGCTGGGCGGCATCCCATTCACCGGGGTGCGCGTGCTCTGCGGGGCCACCTTCTGGGCTTCGATGCTCGAAGACAAGGACGTAAAGGCCACCTACCTCAATACCCAGATGGCGGCTGATCTGCGGCGCGATCCGAGATTGGAATTCGATTTCAACGGCATTACATGGACTCGGTACCGTGGCACGTCGTCGGTGCTGGTGGGGGCCTCCGACGCCTACGCCATCCCGCAGGGTGTCCCCGGGCTGCTGATTACCCGGTTCGCCCCGGCGAACTACAACGA